AACGGGTTGCCGTCGAAGAAATGGAAAAACGATTTGAGCACGAAATGAATCGACGCTTGGGAGGTGGATCGTCTTGACCACAGTTTTGCTCATGATGGCATTGAAGGAATTTTTGCAAACGGCTCTGGCGGACGATGCCGCCGCCATTCCCGGTGTGCATTTGGGTGCTTTGCCGAGCAAGACGGAGGCGACAAGGGATATTCCGGATTATCCGCTCATCATCATTCGGCCGATTGAGGGAGACAGCGACAACGATGCAGCGTCCGCCAAGGTCAAATTGATCTTCGGCACGCAATCCGATGATGATTCAGGCTTTATCGACGTGCTGAACCTGATGGAACGCGTACGAATCTTGCTTATGAGGCAGCGCATAATCGACAAAAAATACCGGATTGAACCTAGCTGGAAATGGACGTTTATGGAGGAACAGCCGGAGCCGCAATGGATCTGTCAGGCGATTACGACATGGACGCTTCCGCAAATGAGACAGGAGGTTATTTTGTGACAAAACCAAAAAATCAAGTTCAAGAGGACAACGAAAACCTGGGCGATAATCCGGTGGAAGTGAAGAGCGCCCCGGTAAAACCGAAGGTGCCCACACAAATTTACCTCGGGCCAAACCTCCCGAGTGGACGACTGCAGCAATCCGCTGTATTTCGCGGCGGCATTCCGATTCACTTGGAGTCGCTGTTGAAAGAGCGTCCGGAAATCAAGGATTTGATCGTGCCCATCAGCAGCATGATCGAGACGCAACGTCGCATTGAAGCGAAGGGGACGGCTGAAAACGTAGCCTACCAACTTTTGAAAGGAGCTGTTGAACATGGCATTTAAACATGGTGTATCGATCATTGAACAAGCAACCTCTCTGCTTGCTCCAACAACTGCAGCGAGTGGCATTCCCTTTGTCGTAGGGACTGCCCCGGTTCATTTGGCGTCGTCTCCAGTTCCGGCGAATACACCGGTACTCGCCTTTTCGTATGCCGAAGCGGTTGCAGCGCTCGGTTACTCGGACAATTGGAAGGACTTTACCCTTAGCGAGATGATTCATTCGCACTTTGCGTTGTACGCAAAAGCGCCGCTCATCCTGGTCAATGTCCTCGATCCAACCACGCATAAGACGACGGTTGCCCCGGCTGCCGTCACTGTTAGTGATCGAGTTGCTACATTGGCGCAAACGGGCGTGGTGCTGTCTTCGCTTGTTGTGAAGTCTTCGGACGGCGCAACGACCTACACGGAAGCCGACTACACTGCTGCCTTCGACGATGAAGGACACGTCATAATTACGACCAAAGTCAGCGGATCGATCGGCGCGGCGATAACGTCTCTGCAAATCGGCTATAACAAGCTGAATCCGTCCGCCGTGGATGAAGACGATATTATCGGTGGTGTCACCGTAGACGGGGTGTACACGGGGTTCGAGTTGATCAACCAAGTCTATCCACGATTCGGAATCCTGCCCGATTTGTTGCTAGCGCCTGGGTGGTCGCACTTCCCTGCGGTTGCCGCAGTCATGAAGGCCAAGGCCGGGAACATCAATGGCAACTTCAAAGCGATGGCATTAACGGATATCGATCCTTCGAAGCCATATACGGAAGCGGGCGCCTGGAAGTCCGACAACAATTACACCGGTCCGCTGCAAGTCGCGACCTACCCAATGCTAACGCTGGGGGACAAGCAGTATCATTTTTCTACTCAGCTCGCGGGTCTGATCGCGCAAACGGATGCGAACAATGGCGGGGTGCCGTACGTATCGCCATCGAACAAAGCATTGCAGGCAGACGGCACGGCGCTCGCAAATGGGACAGATCAGTTCCTGGGCATTGATCAAGCGACTTACCTTAACGGCCTTGGCGTAGTGACGGCCGTCAATTTGGGTACGAGCGGCTGGAAGAGTTGGGGGAACAGTACGGGGGCATTCCCGGGCGTTACCGACCCGAAAGACAGCTTTATTCCGATCCGGCGCATGTTCAATTGGGTAGGGAATAGCCTCATTTTGACCTACATGCAAAAGGTCGACGACCCAATGAACAAGCGGCTTATCGCGGCAGTGACGGACTCGGTAAATATCTGGCTCAACGGCCTGACGGCATCCGGGGCTTTGCTTGGCGGTCGCGTTGAATTCTTGGAATCGGAAAACCCATTGACGGACCTCATGGCCGGTAAAATCAAGTTCCATGTCTACTTGACGCCACCGGGACCGGCGCAGGAAATCTCGTTCTTGCTGGAATACGACACATCTTACTTGGCTGCTCTAGTGGCCTAAAAGGAGGAATAATACATGATTCGATCCGAACGGGTTATTGATTACTCGGTATTTTTGAACGGTTCCGAGTATCTGGGTACAGCGACGGCAACGTTGCCGGAAATTACGTACCTCGTCGATACGATTAAGGGTGGCGGCATCAGTGGCGAGGTCGAGGCTCCAGCGCCGGGGCAAACCAGCGCAATGACGCTGACGCTCAACTGGCGAACGATGGAGCGGGCGGCGGCTGCACTGTTGGCCCCGATCGTTCATGGTATCGACCTTCGCGCGTCCATTCAAACGTTTGATCCGGTGACAAATGAATTCAAGGAAGTCGCATTCAAGGTAACCGTCCGGGCGCGTCCGCTTGCGTTGTCTCTTGGCAACCTGGAGCCGGCCGCTACGATGGATACGAATAACACCTTCAGCGTCACCTATATGAAGGTGCTGCTTGATAACGTGGAAGTGTTGGAGATCGACAAATACAACTATGTGCATAAGGTGAACGGCGTGGATTATCTCGCCCGTACTAAGGCACACTTGGGACTCTAAGGAGGTCAAAGCAATGAGTAGTGAAACCAATAACGAGCCGCAAGTTGAGGGCGCGGAGGTATTTACCTTTTCCCGCCCGGTTAACTATGAGGGCGAGGTCTTCGAAAGTGTAAAGCTTGATTTCGACAAGCTGAGCGGTTCGGATATTCTCGCTTGCGATAGCCAATACCGTTCGGAAAACCGTTCGGCAACACTCTCTCTTGCACCGGAAGTGGACAAGGGCTATCAAGCTTACATTGTCGCAAAAGCGGCGGGCGTGCATGTCGGGTTGATACGTGCAGCGTCCGCGAAGGACTTTACGCGCTTGACCTTGAGGGCACGAAATTTTTTGCTACTGTAGGCACGGGGAGCGGCAACGACCTTCGGGACAACGTTGCCGCTCTCGCGATGCTTACTTATACGCCAATCTCCTACTATATGAGTCTACCACTTGGTGAGTTAGATGGCTGGATGGGGAGCGTAGCAAAGTTGAAAAAGCGAACCGAACAACCAAGCATACCAAAGGGGAGGTAACCCATGGCTGGACGAAGCAGGGAATACGATATTGCCTTCCGGCTGAACGGCCTCATGGATGCATCATTCCGACAGTCCATGGGCAATGCCGAAAGACATATCGAAGAATTGGAGCGTGCGCTCCGAACGATGAATAGCCGAGGCGACCTGGATGAGTTAAGGCGAGACGCCGATCGAGCAGATCGATCGCTTAACAATTTAGGAGACAGTGCAAGAGGTTTCGGCAAAACGCTTCGTCAGGTTGCGGAATATACAGGTGCTTTTGCACTGATCGAAGGTGCGGGCGCATCATTACAAAACATTGTCGGGGTAATCAGCGATCAGTCCGATGCTATGGCGCAGCTCCAGGCAGCAACCGGTGCAACATCCGGCGAAATGCAAGGGATGTGGACTAGTGTCGAATCTCTATATGCTACGGACCGACTCGGTGAGGACTTTAACGACATAGCGAACTCCATGGCGACGGTACGTCAAGTTTCTAAGGCGACTGGCGATGAGTTGGAACGAATGACGCGCAATGCAATCGTGTACCGAGACGTATTTGGCGAGGAAATCACGCAGTCAATTAAAGCATCGGATACGATGATGAAAAACTTCGGGATTACCTCCGATCAATCGTTCAGTCTGCTCGCCCAAGGCGCACAAAAAGGACTTAATAAATCCGATGAACTGATTGACACCGCCAATGAGTACAGCGTCTATTATAAGACGCTCGGCTACAGCGCACAGGAAATGTTCGATCAGTTTGCGGCGGGTTTAGAGGCTGGGGCATTTAACCTGGATAAGGTTGGGGATGCAGTTAAAGAATTCGGCATCCGGATCAAAGACGGGAGCAAAGCGACATCTGACGCCCTCGCTGCCCTATTTGCGCCCGACAACATTGTCGCATGGACCGAAGCGCTACGAAAGGGCGGAACGAAGTCCGAGCAGTACATGGAACTTGTTGGCCGGGTTGGGAAGCAAACAGCAAAGCAAATGCTGTCCGACCTCAAAAAAGGCGGCAAGTCAGCGAGCGACACCTTTACAGTTTTGCAATCCACCTTGGGAGATGGGCAGAACATCCTAGACGGGTTGTCCAACGGATCGATTAAAGGCCGAGATGCCATGCAAAAGGTCATCGAGAAGCTGAACGAGATCCAAGATCCGATTGAGCGCAGCACGTTAGGAGTGGCTTTATTCGGGACTCAATTCGAGGATATGGAATCAGGGGTCATCGCTGCATTAGGGACTGCCCGGGAACAGTTTGATATGACGAAGCAAACGATGGATGAGATTGCTGCCGTCAAATATGATACGGTCGGCAAGGACTTTCAGCAGATCGGCCGTCAGTTAATGACCGAACTGATCATCCCGCTAAGCGAGGACCTAATGCCGGTGCTCAAGGATTTTGCAGCATGGCTCGGAAATAACAAAGATCTGGTGAAGGTCATCGCTTTAGGCGTACCTGCAGCGATACTCGCAAAAAATACGGTCAAAATAGTCCGGAATTTATTGAAAATAGAGACGGCTGCGGCCGGGGCGGGAGGAGCCGCAAGAGGTTTTGGAGGCGCGGCGGCGCTGCTGACGAATCCAGTAGGAATCACCGTTGCTGCTGTGGGAGCTTTGACCCTGGGCGTCATCGCTTATAAAAAACATCAAGAGCAGGCACGACAAGAACTCATTCATATGGGCGATGCGCTTGACGGTGCATTCAACGATTATAACCAAATTGAAAATCAGACCGAGCGGACAAAAGAATTAATTACGGAATACGATCGGCTGACGACAAAGATTGAAAACGTGGAAACCCCTGCGGCTCAACTCACAGAAGCACGTAGAAAGCTTGCTAAGGTTGAGCAGGAATTAATCGAGCTCAATCCTGATATCTTACGTGCCGAAGATGCAAAAACCGACCGGTTTCGCGAGCAGCTCGGTATCGCGGACAGGTTAAACGAAACAAATCGGGAAATGGCAAAACGGGAACTTGAAACGAAGGTACGTAATGGCGAATCTCAACTGGATAGCCTGGAAGATGAATATCAGCGACTGATGGAAAACAAAGAAAAATACGATCGTGCATATGTAGATGCCAAAAATGCCTATGCTCAGTACGCCGAATTCGCCAATCAACAACAAGCTATAGTTGCCGACGATTCGCTGACACCAGAAGAGCAAAACATGAAATTGTCTGGCTTGGCAAAGGAAGTTGAAGCAAGTACAGGCAAAAACTATCGAGATAATTGGCTGGCATTCATGCTGGACATGAACGATATGCTGAAAAAGGCAGACAGCAATTTCGAAAACTGGAAGCAGTCAACGGAAGAGATTGCAGC